CGGACGCCGCCGACACGCTCAATTTCGGCGTTCAATTGACGCCGACCACGACGACGGCGCGTGACGTGATCCTGGATTGGTTTGCGCTCAAAACTGTGGCGATAACGCGATGATGTATCGCGACGAGGAGGACGGCGCGTCAGAGGATCAGGAGGCGCTGCGCGAGCAGATCCGCACGGATACGGCTGCGGCCTTGGAAGCGGCCATGTCCTGGAACGATGCGCGCGATTACGAGCGCCAAGACTTGGTCGATCGGTATTTGGGCGAGCCTTATGGAAACGAACAAGAAGGATTGAGTGCGGTTGTCGATCGCACGTGCTTCCAAACGGTCGGGTGGATCCTGCCAGGCTTGTTGGAGATTTTCCACGGGAGCGACGAAACCGGGGCTTTTGACCCGACCGCAGAAGATGAAGTGGCCGCGGCCGAACAAGCAACGGATTTGGTGAACCACATTTATCAACGCGAAAACCAAGGCTTTCTGAAAAGTCATACAGTGCTGCAGGACGCGCTTACCGAACGGCTGGGCGTGTGGATGGTGGAAAGTGAAGAGCGCGTGACGGTGGCGGAGCGGCGCTTGGCTGGCGTTCCGGAGCTTGAAGCGCTGGCGCTGTTGCAAGACGAAGGCGTCGAGATTTTGGAGGCGATGCCGCGCCAGGAATCGGCCGGCGCAATGGCGCGGCTTTATCCGGACGTGCAGCCGGAAATCGTGTTGGATTTGCGGGTGCGGCGCACGCAGCGGCAAAGCCGGGTTAGAGTTGAAGCGATTCCGCCAGAAGAATATGGCTATGAACCGGGCGCGCGCAGCGCTGAGGCAAGCAATCTACACTATCACGTGCGCACCGTGCCGCGATCTGACTTGATCGCGCTTGGCTACGATCCGGAAATTGTGGAAGGGCTGAATGCCGACACGGCAACGGCTGAGCCCGAGCGTCGGCGCCAGCACGAAGACGATTGGATCATGCCAGAGCCGCACGACAGCATGGCGCCAATTCGCGTGGCGCGCGTGTGGCGACGGGCTGATTACGATGGCGACGGTGTAGCGGAGTGGCGTTCTGTGTGTTTGGCGGGGTCTGGCTGGACGCTGTTGCACGAAGAAGTGGTGGATGAACCACCGTTTATCCCGGTGTCTGGCGTGCTGTTAAGCCATCGCGTTGAAGGGCTTTCGATTACCGATTTGGTGCGCGATCTGCAAGGCATTCGCACGGACATGTTGCGCCAAATGGTTGACGGAATGTTTGAGGCCAACACGCCGACTAGCATGGTGCGGCGCAGCGCGGGCCGCGACACGTGGGACGCTGTTTTGAACCCAATGCCGGGCCGACCGATTCCGGTGAGCGCGCCCGATGATGTGACGTTTGTTCAGCGTGTTTGGACGGGTGCGCAGGCGTTGCCGTTCTTTGAGTTTTTGGAGCGGGAAGGCGAAAAGCGCACGGGCGTGAGCGCCACGAGCACCGGAACAAGCCCAGACTTGTTATCTAATCAAACGGCAAGCGGGCTTAACCAGCTGATGAGCGCAGCGCAACAAAAGGTTGGCCTGATCGCGCGCGTCTTTGCCGAATGCGGATTCAAACCGCTGTTTGAAAAGATTTTGCGCGAAGTGGTCGCCAATCAAAACCGCCCGCGCACTGTGCGTATTCGCGGCAAGTGGGTGCAGATGGATCCTGCAAGCTGGAACGCGCAAATGGATTTCACACCAAACGTAGGGTTAGGCACGGGCGATAAAGGCAAGATCCGCGAAGCCTTGGGCGCGCTGCTGCAAGTGCAGCGGGAATCCATGGGCGCAGGCCTGACTTTGGCGGGCGAAAAGCAGGTTTATAACGTGTTGAAAGAATTAACACGCGCCAGCGGCTTGCCGACGGTTGAGCCTTACTTCCTGGACCCGGATTCAGATGAGGCCAAGGCGATGGCGGCAAGCCGGCAACAGGCCGACCCGGGGCAAGATTCGCAAGTCTTGGCCGTGACGCGGGCCGAAGAAATTCGCGCCGCGGCAATGTTGGAAAAGGCGCGCATGGAGGACGATCGCGAGCGCGACGCGTTGGCGCTGAAAACATGGACCGAAGCGGCGAAAGCGGGCGTTCCTTTTGATTTGGCGGCCTTGTTGAACTTGATGCGCCAACCCCGCGACAATGCAGGAAACCCCATGCCGATGGCGCCGGATTCAATGATGACGGGCGGCGTGCAATGATTATTTGGGATTGGTGCGTCATGCACTGGCGGCGCGTGGTGGAGGTGGCGAGGCGGCAATGGGCGCGCGTGTTTGAAAAGCCCGCGGCCTTAGCGCTTGCGGAGCCGGCAGCGGAAGAGTTTGACGCGGAGATCGCGGCGCGGCGCGCGGCGCGGGCGGAAGCCGCGTTGGCCCACCCGCTGATTGCTGAGGCCTTTGACACGTTGGAGCGGGGCTACATTGCCGCGTGGATGGCGACGCGCGCTGATCAAACCGCAGAGCGTGAGCGCCTTTGGGATGCGATCAGCATTGTGCGGACAGTGCAGGCCCACTTGCGATCGGTCGCGAACGGGCGGCCTTTATTGGAGCGGCAGGTTTTTGGACTTCTGCGCCGCAGCGCGACGGCGCTTAAGGAGATGACATGAGCGATGAAAACAATAGTCTGGACGCCGCCGCCGCGGCGATTGCGGACATGGACCGCGCGCCGCCGCAGTCGCGCGACGAGCGCGGGCGGTATGTGGCGGGCCGAACGGGCGATGCCGGCGGTCGGCACGAGGGCGAGTTTGGCAACGAGTTTGACGATTTCGACGCAGAAAGCGACGCGGAGAATACGGACGAGTTTGATGACGAGACGGATTTGCAAGAATCCGGCGAAGACGATAGCCAAGAGGCCGACCCGTCCGACGAGCGCAAATATGAAGTCGTGGTGGATGGCGAAACGCAAGAGGTTGGCCTTGCTGATCTGATCAAGGCTTATCAGATTGATGCAAGCCTGACGCAGCGCCAACAAGCTTTTTCTAACGAGCGCAAAGCGTTTGAACCGCAGCGCCAGCAAGTCTTAGCCGAGCGCCAAGCCTACACGCACTTGTTAGGGCAGGTGGCGGGCTTCTTAGCCGAACAAGCACCTAGCGAAGAGGCCATCAATCAATTGATGTTGCAGGATCCGGTGGAAGGCTGGCGGGCTAAGCAGGTCCGCGACCAGATTATGGCCAAGGCGCAGGAATTCTTCGCAGGGTATCAGGATATGACGAGAGGCGCGCAGGCAATGCAACAGCGCGCGCGCGCGGAAAACATGCAGGCCGCGGTGGCGCAATTGCCTGTCCTGATTCCGGAATGGCGCAACCAAGAGCTTGCGGCGCGCGAGCGCACGGCGATTGGACAGGTAATGGTGGAAAAGTGGGGGTTTACAGTCGAAGAATTGAATGAAATTGACGATCCGCGAGCAATGGTTATCGCGCGCAAGGCTTGGCTCTATGACCGGATGATTGCCCAAAAGGGCAAGGCGTTTCGCACCGGCAAGATCCAAAACACGCCCCGCCCCTTACCCCCCGGATCAAAACAGCCTGCGCGCCCGACCAACGAGCGGCGCACTCAGGCGATTGCCGACCGCGCCAGGAAGAGCGGAACCATCGAGGATGCGGCGGCGTGGATTCTTGAAACCGAAATGCGCCCCCAAGGGGGGCGAAGGAGATAATCATGGCAGTCCCAGCAGGCACGTTTTCGGTGGGCCGTTCGGTCGGCAACGCCGAAGACTTACAAGATAAAATTTACAACATTGATCCGACCGAAACGCCGTTCACGATGGCGTGCGGAACGACGAGCACTGAAGCGGTGTTCCACGAGTGGCAGACAGACACGCTCGCCGCGCCCGACGCAAACAACGCCCAACTAGAAGGCGACGATCCGACGATTTCTCTGGCCTCGCCTACGGCGCGCTTAGGTAATAACGTGCAAATTTTGCGCAAAACGGCGGCTGTTTCCGGAACGCAGGAAGCGATCGTAAAGAAAGGCCGTGACAGCGAGATGTCTTATCAAATCGCCAAGCGCGGCCTGGAAATGCGGCGCGATATGGATTTGATTTTTTCCGGCGCCCAAGCGCGCAGCGCCGGAACCGTCGATGGCAACGGCATTCAAACGGCTGCCCGCAAGGCGCGCGGGTTTGAACATTTCGTTCAAACCAACGTATCAACCGGCGTCGGCTATGCAGCGCCGGCCAACGAAACGGCGGCGCTGACGGATGGCACGCAGCGGGCCTTTTCAGAGACGTTGCTGCAAGACGTTTTAGAGTTGTGTTACACCAATGGGGGCAAGCCGGATCGGGCCTTAATGGGGCCACGGGCAAAGCGCCTAGCTAGTGCCTTTACCGGCCGGTCGAGCGCGCGCCAGGCCGTGAGCGAGGCAACCATCTTGGCCAGCGCTTCTTTGTTCGCCAGCGATTTCGGCGACATCAAGTTGATACCCAGCTTGTTCACGCGAGCCCGGACGGTGCAACTGATTGATAAGGATTATCTTAAGATCGCCTATTTGCGTCGAATGAGGCGCATTCCTCTGGCCAAACGCGGCGACAACGACCAGGAAATGCTAATTTGCGAAGCGACTTTGGTTATGGGCAACGAGAAAGCGCACGGCAAAGTCGCTGATCTTTTGACGTCTTAAGCAAATAGACTTCCGCAATCTGACCCGCCCGACTGCCTATCGGGCGGGTATTTTCTGGGATATGGCATGCCGAAAGTGAAAACCGAAACGGACGCCGTGCACGACGGCAAAGGCGGCCGTTATCCAATCGGAACCATCATCGAGGTTAGCGACAAGCAAGCGCGCTCACTGATTGAAAACGGCCACGCCAGCGGCGTTGCGGACGAGGCCCCGCCGGCAAAGGCGCGGGCAAAGCCGAAGGCGATTGATGGGGGTGGCGATGGGCCGTAGGCTATTAAGCCGCAATTCGGTCACTGGAAAAGCGACCTATTGGCTTCAAGAGTCAGACGGATCCTATGCCGTTTATACAGAGCAAGACGCAGCACCGACGATCGACTACGCGCACGCTTTGGCGACCGAAAAAAAGCCGGGCGATACGATGCGGCACATCGGCGAAATCCCGCTGGTGTTTCTGGATCAAGCGATTCGCGAGGGCTGGTTTGACGATCCGCACGCGTGGCGGCGCTTCCTTGCGGCGCACTCCAAATTCAAAGTGCACAAGGGGTGAGGTTTGGGCCATCTAACGACCTATGCTGGGCTGCAAGCGGCCGTCAGCGATGAGTTGCGCCGCGCCGCCGATAGCGTGTTTCAAGCGCGCTTGCCGCGGCTGGTGGCGCAAGCCGAACAGCAAATCGCGCGCGATTTGCGCTGCAAAGAGCGCGAAGGGAGCGCGCTTGTTCAGACGGTGGCGGGCCAAGCTGCGGCCCTCGCCCCGGCGGATCTAAGCATTGTTTCCAGCGTCACATTTCCTAATTGCCCACCGCTGCGACAAGTAAGCCCGGAAGCGTTCGACGGCGCGCATGGCGAGAGAAGCGGACCGCCGAAAGAGTTTGCGTATTGGGCGGGATCCTTTCTGTTTGGACCCACACCCGATGGCGTTTATGGCGCGACGGTGCGCTATTTTAAGACCTTGCCGAAGCTAAGCGTGACGGACGCGCACGCGGTGTTTTTGGCGCATTGGGATGTGTATTTCTACGCAACCTTACTGGCCGCGGCGCCGGGCCTTGTCGATGATGAGCGCGTGATGCTGTGGGCGAAGTTTTATGATGGCGCGATCGGCGCCGTGCATGATGATGCGGTGGAGAGCCTGTCTGCCGGGGCGCGCACGCGCCGGGCTTATGGCGGCTCGCGATGAGCGGGCGGATTGGCGCGGATGCGCGCGCCCCGGAATGGGGCCAAAGGCTCAGGGAAGAGATCACGCGCCGGCTGGAGCGGCTGTTTTCGGCGCCATGGCCGGTGAAAGTCTATCGCATCGCGGACTTGCCCGATGCGTCGCGCTTTCGCGGGCATTTCGTGTTTGTGGATGACGTGACCAAGCCGGCGTGGAGCGACGGGGTGACGTGGCGCTATGTGGAAAGCGGCGCGCCCGGCGCGGGCGATGCGCTTTTGATTGAGGGGGCGGGCGG